ACGTTCGTGAACTGGAGGCGCAGGGATGAGTGATATTGTGGAGAGGCTTCGCCACTGCTCCGAAAACTGTGGCGATGAGTATTTGCATGAGCTTACAGGAAAGGCCGCCGACACCATCACCCGCCTCACCGCAGAGATTGACCTGTTGGCGATCTTGGCGACTGACCGTGAAGAGTACCTTCAGCTTTTGACGGACGAGAACAATAAACTCCGTGCGGCGCTTAAGTTAGACAAGCCTCGTGCCGCGTGGGCTGATGCCATACAAAAAAACGGACGGCTTTGTGAGGAAATAGAACGGCTGCGAGCAGTGGTGGACGTTGCTGATAAATTGCAAAACGGTATTCGTGCTGCAACCAGCCTTACAGCAGAAAATAAGAAGCTGCGGGCGGCGCTGCTGGTCGCGCGCAAGTATGTGTTGGTGCAGTCGTGCGAGTTGTCTCTTATGCCTGAAGACGCGGCAAGAGATCTTGATGTTATTGATGAGGCTTTGGAGGAAGATGATGATTGAACTTGGTAAGCAGTACAAGACTAGGGATGGCCGCGAGGTTCGCATCTATGCGGTGGATGGAGGCGGTGAGTTCCCGGTTCATGGGGCAATCAAGAAGTCGGGTGACATTTGGGACAGCATGTGCTGGGGCGTTAATGGTGAGTGGTTTTCTGTCGCGGATATAGATTGCTATGACCTCATTGGAGTGAAGCCGCGCATCCAGCGTGAGGTGTGGGTGAATGTGTATCATAATAAAGTGAATGATCAATGTTACATCAACAGCCAAACGGCTGACGAGCAAGCACTACCTAACCGCATCGCCTGTGTAAAGGTGGTCATTGACTGTGACGAGGGGGAAGGACTGTGATCAAGGCTGAACAGATACCTGATGAGGTGGTGAAAGCTGCTCGTCATGCGTTCTACAACGCCACAGGACCAACAATCAGTGATGATTGGAGAACCGCTCTGACCGCAGGGCTGGCAGCGTGGCCGGGGGCTTGGCATGTTGATGCCGTTGACTTTGAGGAGAAGCTCATCCTCCCCCTGACACAGGAGAACAACAATGGTGGCGATTGATCACACCTCGTGCGGCCCGTGCGCCAACGTGATTTGCAGCCAGTACGGTTGTCAGAAGCGGTCTCGGATTGCCGATCTGCCAGATGGGTATGCATTTCTAGGATGCGGAGAGTGCGGACATGAGATTGGCATATGCCAGTCGCAGGGGTGCCGAAAGCACAGGCACAGCACTTTGAACTGGCCCTCCTTCGCGCAACGGGGCTGCATCTGTCCGCCAACCAGCGAACAGACCTGCATGAGCGCAACATGCCCGAGGAAGCCAAGCACATGACCACCACACCAGAGCAGATAGAGGCTGTTGCGCGGGCGATGTGGCTTTCGCAGTATCCATCACTGGGATGGATACTGGACGCCAACTCAACGGCTAAGATTGAGTTTCGCGTTCTTGCCAGCGCCGCCATCGACACCATGCGCCCGTTCATCCGTGATGAGGTACTGGAGGAAGCGGCGGATGTCGTTGGAGAAGTTGGTGATTGCGCGGAAGCTGGTGCCTATATAACCGCCATCAGAGCGTTGAAGGAGAAGCCATGACTGACATCATAGACGAACGCGAGAAGACCCACGGCGATTATTATCAAGTGTCTATGATGGCACAGGAACTGAAGGACGCCATGCGGCGCGGCAAGAAATGGAGAATACTAGACGATATGCAGCGCGAGACGCTGGAGATGATCGCCACGAAGATCGGGCGCATCCTGTCAGGCAACCCGCATGAGGTCGATCACTGGCGGGACATCGCTGGCTATGCCACGCTGATCGAACGGTGGCTCACACCACCGGCTGGCCTCGAAACCAAGCCTGACCGTTGATGATGCGGCAGAACTCCGGTTCCAGCAACATGCCGCTAGATGCAAAATGCAATACAGTGAAACCCTGTGACCAGTTCACAGGGTTGTCCTCCGCATAAGCGAACTTGTCGTTCTCAGGCCCGTAATCCGACAACGTGCCGCATTCCACGCCCCAGCGAAGGCCATTGTAATCCGCAAACATGGTCGCCTGGAGCCGATGCGTGTGGCCGGTCACAATCGACTTGCCGCTCTTCAATGTGTTGTTATAGGCCCCATGCACGCCTTGGTGAATGCGGTGCTTTACAACCGTATGCTCATTGAGCCATAGGCTTGTGCAGAATTGCCACGCAGGGAAGTGATCTGCGATGTCAAATCCTTGAACCTGTACATATTCCGGCGCTGCTTGCGCCAGCCTCGCCATGAAGCGGTTGTCGTGGTTGCCATCTGTCCACATGAGATAGCAGCCGGGAGGCGCATAGGCTTCGATCTCTGCATGACGTTCCTTGACGGCTTCTAGTTCTTCAGCCACGCTCGGCGTCTGCACACGAGCGCCTGGATGATGACGACTGATCTTTGCACCGTCGAAGCTGTCGCCGTTCATGATGACCATCGACGGCTGCAAGTCCTTGATGATCTCGATCATGGCTGCGAAAGCCTTGCTTCGCTCACCCGGCCAGAAATGCCCATCGCTGCCGATGATGACGGGGCCGACAACATTTTCTTTTAGCGCGCGGAAACCTTTTGTCGGCACCTCGATCTTGATCCGCTGGGCTGGCTGCGAGATCGTGTTCAGAATGATTCCATGCTTGCGCTCGAGGCTATCCCGTCGAGCATTAACGCCTCGCAGGTTGAGGCCCAATTCCTTGGATACAGCAGACGGTGAGCCTAGACGCTTCCATGCGTCAATGAACTCTTGGTCGGAGTATCTCTTGGTCATTCGCTACTCCTGCGCGCGGCGAAAGTTGAGCCGCCAGATCACATCTGCAACTTGCTTTCCGAACATATCGATCTGCTTTTCCTCTGCTTCTGGAAAAACAAGATGCGCCACCTCATGGGCGGCAATCTCCAAGAGCAGCTTTGGCTTCTGGAGAAGGCGCGGGTCTAGCTGAATGTGATCTTCGCCAATATAAGCCCAGCCCCAAGCACGCTCACAGGTCTTCCATTCGATGTTGATCTTGCGGCGTGCCATGAGTTAATCCTTGCATCGCTTCCGGCGGTGATCCCATTCGCCGCCACGGCGGATGCAATCACGCCATTCTTTCTCTTTCTCAGGTGGCATTCGCTTCATTAGAAATGGCAACGATGCCTTGAACATAACAACGCCAAGGCCGAACCAAAAGGATGGCCTTTGAGCGACGAGAAAGCCGCCAGCGCCAATGCCGATCAACAGCACGACGATGGCGGCAATCTCGATCCAGTTCACTTCTTGGCCCAGATAGACCAACCAGCGGCGAAAATGACGCCGAGCGCACCGATGATCTCGTTCATGGCGGTGGCGTCAATAACTCCTGTTCCGACAACATAGCCGCCACCAGCCGCGAGAACGGCGCGAACAACGCCCCAGACCATTTCTTTTGTCATCACTTACTTCCTTTTGTTGTGCCGGGATATTGCTTCCACGGCAGTTGGTTATCGACGTTTAATACCAGTTTGGCGCTCTAGTTCGCGGCGGCTATAGTATAGCACGCCGTCAAAAACAATCGGGTGGCAAAGCCGACGGGCACCCGTTCTAAAACTGTGCGACGTGTTTTCGCTTGCGGTCACGTACTCAAGATTTTCTACGCGATTATCACGTTTATCGCCGTTCTTGTGGTTTACAGTCATGCCAGTCGCTAGGCCAAAAAATGTTTCCGCAACAACACGGTGAACGGTAATTTTTATGTGCCGCTCATCTTTCTTACAGCTAAGGCGCAAGTATCCATACCTATCAAGATGCGGGGAACGCAGTCCGCGAGGGCCGTATATTTCGCCGTTCTCAGTGGCCCATAGAGGAAGGGTAGGATGCTTTTTCATTTTTTTGTGCCAGGATATTGCGCCCAAGGAAGCTGGAAGTGGGGACCGTCCCGAAATTTCGGCCAATCCGCTCCGGCCTCAATCAGAACATTCTCAGCCTTTGCCGCTGCCTTCATTCGCTTGGCAAGGCTATCGTATAAAGGCCAATCCCAGCGCACCTGGCCCTTGATTGTGCAAGCCAGATCAACGGCGTGTGAAAGATCATTTGCCGCTGGGATATGTCGGGACCGTAACGTCTTTGATGCGCCCTTCGCCTTGAGGATTTTCTGCTCCTCAAGAGTGCGAACGCCGCAGGTGACTATGAAGCCTGTGTCGGCATCCTTCCAGTCGCCAGCGCATCGATTGACCACACGCACCAGGTCGGGATGGACGCCCTTGAGCTTGGCGAAGGACGCGCTGTTGAGCTTCATTTGCGTAATGCCTCCTCGATGCTGTCCAGCTTCGCCATGATGGCGCGGCTCGTCTCGCGGATCTCCTTGATCTCTCGGTCGTGCGCTGTACGCGATGTTTCGGTCTGCGCTTGCAGAACTGCGATGGCTGTCTCGTGCGCCTGTTGCTGGCGGTAGATCACCCAGACAAACGCGGCCACTGGCGCGATGATCCATTGCATGATGGCCCCGAGCACTTTGAAAGTCTGATCATCAATCATGGCGCTGTCTCACGGAGAAGAGGCATATTCGCGGCGGCGGAACATCCAGATTTTTCCGGCAGCTATGCTGTCACCGGTAAACGATATGCGAGCGCGCAATATTTTCTGTGCTGGCGCATCATACATGGCGGAATCTGCGTCAAATGATCCGCTAAATGAGCCATTTCTGTAGGTCATTGTCATGACAAAATGAGAAGTACTCTCAAGTCTTGGAAAATAGAATTCTGCATGATAGCCAAAGTCTTGAGTATTAGTTCCATTGTCTGACTGTCTGACTAATCGATATACTGCATCTGTTTGCTTGAATGCTTCCAACTGAAGCCTGCGATCAGTAAACGCGGCAGCGTTATGCCTTAATCCCAAAGCCAAAACGCGGTATTCGTAGCCATCTACAAAGTCTGGCGTAACAACACTAGAGACTGTTCCAGTCACTGCGTGATCATAGATCAACCCAGTTTTACCATCACCAATGGACACCTTGTCATAGGGATGCCAGCCAGAAACCATGACAGGCGCACCAGAAGATGCTTCTGCAATAGCCGAAGGATTGTCGCGCAATGCCGTCACGGTCGTGCTTGACGGAATGCCGCCAACAGCAACCGCTGCGTTTGAGATGCTTGTCCATGTTGTCATCAAAGCCACCTGTACGGTTGAGGAGTCCCGCTTCCATCATTACCACTATCATCGAGCCAACGCCACGGCTGGGCAACGCCATTGCCGTCAAGCCCAGCATCGGTCAGCCAGGTCCAGAGCACGCCGCCCTTCTCGTTGTCTTCCGCTGTGAAGCGGTACGTCAGGCCGTTGCGGGCTACCTCTGCCGAGGTGATAAGCCACTCGCCATCACGCGGCGCACCTGTGAAATCAACATCTAGATAGTGCCGTATCTGCACAACCGATCCGGTCCAGACGTTTGTGGCGTCTTTAGCTGAAAGGTCGAAGGTGATTTCCTTGCGAACATCCGAGAAGCGATCAAGATAGGTCTGGGCCAAGGAGTTGGCGATTGCCTGTGTGCTAATGAACCGGCAGAACAATTCCCTGATCTGCGGCTCACCGCCATACTGCACTTGCTTTAGAACATCGATAAAGACAGAGACGCGGGAATAGTTGCTCTTCTCGGCCACGCTTGGGATCGGCGTGCGTTGCAAGTAGTAGACATGCGTTTGAGATGCGCGCTCTTCCGGCTTCTCTTCGATTGAGAAGCTGCCAGCAACAATCGCATCGTCATCAGTCAAAAGCGTAGGAGACGGCTGCGGCCTGACAGGCTCCATGAGAATCTTTTGGACGCGCTCATCCCACCACAAATTCGAGACGGCCTGGAGGCACACCTCGGCTAGAAGTTCTTCGATCTTGTTGGGGTCAGTGATCCACGCAGTGAAATTGTAGTCTGGTCGATAGGTGGTCTTTGCTGCCGCCCAATCTGCGAAGTTGATATATTTCTCAGGGATGCCGCCCCAATTAACAAGAAGGTCATAGAGGATTTCGTGGAATGGCGTAGCGTTGTAATAAAGCACGCGCTGCACGCGGTCGTTCTGACTTTGAGCCGCTGCCGTTGTTCCTGCCAGACCTCGTGTCAGTCCATCGAAATAGATGTTGCCGCCGGTCGTTTCATAACGCTGGGCATATTGAATCACCTCGCTGTTGATCCTGACATAGCCAGCCGTAGAATAGTCGCTCAAGGTTGCGCCAGCGACGGTCATTGCCGTTTCTACGTTGGTGATGTTCGAAGCCAGTTCGCCACGGCTCAGATACGGTGCCGTCAGGTTGGTGTCGGTGATTTTTCGCAGGATGTCTTTGGCCGTGATCGAAACGCCATTGCGCCCTGCGTCAATCTTCTCAATCACATATTCCCGCTGCGTCATGGCTGAAAGCGGCTGGCCTATCAACCCTTCGTAGATGTTGAGCGTGTATCCAATGTGATACGGATTGCGGGCAAGCCACTTGCTCCAGAAGCTGCCGATCTGGTCTGGATCATAAGCCCTCGTGGAGACGTAAGGATCGGTGCCTATGTCATTCCAAGGGAAGTCCTTGATACGGACATTGCTCACGGCGCGATAGCCCAGTGGGCTTTTATTGCGCGATCCAGAGGCCACGTTGAGGACGGTCGGAGCCGTCTGATAGTTCTGCATTGCCGGGATAGCGAGTGCGGGCTGATAGATGTAATCGATCAGAAACGGATCGCCCGCTTCAGTGGTGAGCGTGTTGCTGTTCTCGGTCAGCAGGTTGATGTTGTTATCCTGCCACTCGTAAACGTCATCATTGACGAACCGCAGCGTCAGTGACTTGCTAAGATCGAGAGCGGATAAGAACTTGCAGGTCTTGTCGGTGTTCCAACAGGCATCGCCAGTGGCATTGCAAGGCGAGACACCGAAGGTGCGTGAGCAGAGTGGCTGGATGATCTCGACAATCTCGACGGGGCGCGCTGCAAAGGTCATCAGTAGTATCCTGTGACGCCGAGAGAGACGGAGCGATAAGCATTGATGCCCATGTTCACAGGCTCAACGTCCCGGTCTGTCCAGACGAAGCCGACATCGGTCGTGATCTTGGATGGATTGCCAGCGATACAGAATGGCTGTAATGGAATCGTTTTGGCGAACGGCTCGAAGTATGTGTCATACCAAGTCGTTGTGAGATATTCCCAATCGTAAGATGAGGTGACAGCACGCCTCTTGATGATGCGCCCAAGCCATTGGCCAGTCTCGGAGAACTGTTGCTGTGCTTCCGTGACGCGGTTGAGGTTCAGCGGCCTATGGCCTCCGTAGATTGGGATGGGCATTTGCAATGCAGCGCCCGCGCGAATGATGCCGATGGCGATGTCAGTGCCATCATTCACGTTCACTCGCACTTCTCGGACGGTGTAGAGCGCCCCAGCATTATTAAAGAACACCGCGATAGTCGAGTTGTCAGTTGGAGAAATTGTCGCACGAGTAGTGTGACCACCACCGACTGTTGCCGCCGTGGAGATCGTGACTGTCTTGCCAGATAGGTTATGCGCTGCGATAAAGACGCAATCGATAGATACGTCTGCCGCTGCCACAAGCGTCCAGTTATTCGAGCCTGGTGCAAGCTCCCATCGCTGAGATGTGTAGTCATTGGCAGCATAAGCCGGATTGGTTCCGTCGCCAGAGACAGTGCCGGTCATCATGTCCCACAAGATGCGGGCATGGTTTAGCGGCTCATTCGTGGAGACGGTATATCCGGCTGTGCTTATGGTCACGGCGTTCCTGCCATTTCGATCCAGTTGGTTCCATCACAAACAAGCAATGCCCATGCGCCATCTGTCGCTGGTAAAATAGGAGTGCTGGCTGATCCACCTTCGCGCGGCACAACATTAGACGATGCAGATATAACTGTCTGAGCCTGTGTGGTAGAAATCACGAGAATGCGGCCTGTATTGCTTGCAGGTGTCGGAAGCGTGAGCGTGTTTGATGACCCCGTGCGGTTGCTTATGATGAATGTCACGTTGTCTGCGACGGTATAGTTTGTCGTGACAGTCACCGGAGCAGTGATAGCAAACGATCCGTTCACCTGCACCTTCGCTGTAGGTGTTGCCGTGCCGAAGCCAACGCGATCCGTGGATGCGTCTACGAAGACAAGGTTGGCATCTGTGTCGCCCTCGATGCGTTGATCTACATCAGCGCCAGCATCGTTGAAGACGTTGGCCCCTGCGAATGAAGCAGCCGGGACATTCTGGAACAGTTCCTCGCGGGTCTGCTTCTTGGTCTCCGGGACACTTGTATCCACCACCACATAAAGGTCATCCGTGGCCGTGTTGGCCCCGGTCAATGCTGATAGTGCGCTGATCTTAATATCGGCCATCAGGCTATCACTCCGCGAATTGTGCCGCCGTTGCGCTGCGTGCTGTTAAGCTGGTCGATGAACTGTCTGGCGAACTTCTCGCCAAAGCCCATCGGATCATTCATCATTGTAAACTGGAACGTGGTCGTTGGCGATGCCGCTGCCGGGGCTGCGGATGCACCGCCGCCACCGCCTCGACGGCCACCACCGCCACCTCCACCACCACCGCCGCCGCCGCCTTCCGAGACGCCCTTAATAGCCGCCACGGCACTCATGCCCTTGGCGAAGACGGCGGCGTAATTGGCGAACTTCTGAATGGGAGTAATGGCGGTCGGATCATTCATCGCACTAACGGCTGCGCGGATGGTGTCAACGATTGCTTGTGCGGCTGCTGCGGCCTTGGCCACTTTAAGCAGACGCTTCCCACCAGCTTGTGCGACTTGCGCCATAGAGCCAAAGAATGAAGACGCGGCAGTCAGATCACCATCAAGACGCTGAGACTGAATGGATGCGAGAGATGTGGCGTGATCTTCCGCCAGCTTGCGTGACAGGTCATAGTACTCTTGCTCGGAAAGCAGCTTGTTTGCCAGTGCGCCGTCAAGAGTTTCTTGGTTGAGCGTGTATTCTTCCGCAAGGATTTCACGCTCGGTTGCGAACTGATCTTTTATCATGGAAAGCCGATCAGCGAATGCGGTTCCCGGCTCCTGTGATGGAGCAATGCTGAATTCATCCGCTGCACCTGCTGCGCCATCACCTGGAAGAATTGGTGCTTTTGCTTTCGGCTGCTCAAGGTCAGTCTTCAACTCGCTGTTGACGCTCTGAATCTCTCCACGAAGTTGAGCCAGAACCTGAGCATTGCGCTCCCATACTTTTCCGGCGGCAACAGAAGATGAAGACCAAGCATCCATTGCGCCAGAAAGATCGAGATTCGTCAGATAGCCAAGGACAGCAATTCCTGCATTGATGCGGATTGCAAAGACTTCCCAAGCGGAAGATGCCCATTGCACGGCTTGCGCCAGCGCATCCATTGCACTGCCAATCGCGTTAGCAATGCGCTCGACATAGTTTCCTTCATTGACGAATACGATGAAACGATCTGTCAAATCTTTCATCGCTGGCGCAGAGCGTTCAGCAATTTTATTTCCGAGACCAGTGAGGACACTGCTGATCCTCGTTAGATTGTCGTTGAAACCTTCAGCCGCTTTTGATGTGTTTGTCGAAATCTCAAGACCAAAACGACTGGCCTCTTGCGTCATCTGTGCTAGGCCATCGCGGCCCGCATTGAGCATCGGAATCAGATCGGCACCGGATCGGCCAAAGATCGCCATTGCCAACGCTGTTTTTCCAGCGCCGTCTTCCATCCCACCAAAGCGTTCCGCCACATCGAGCAGAACTTCTTCTGTGCCGCGCAGATTGCCTTGGGCATCAGTGACCGAAATGCCAAGAGCCGTGAAGGCTTCATTGCCGGATTGCATGTTCTTGGAAAGCTGACCAAGACCGACTTGCAATTGACCTAGAGACACATCCGAAAGTTTAGCAGCATAATCCAAACGAGACAGGCTCTCGGAAGTCATGCCGATCTTCTGAGCAGTCTTTCCGATTTCATCAGCGAAGTTGATGGCTTGTTTGGTCAACGCACCAATGGCGACTCCGCCAGCCGCTGCTGCTGTTGCAAAGCCAGCGAGACCAATGGCGGCAAGCTTCGAGAAGTTCTGTATCTTGCTGCCAGCACTCGCAATGCCCTTGTCGAAGTCATCCGTGTTGGCGCTGATCTTGACTTCGATTCCGCTAACTTGAGCCATGCAATAGTTCCTTTAATTCCTCTACATCGGCCCTAGTCAGTTTCCCGGCGTATGTTTCGCCTGGCTCTTTCGGCTTCTTCAACTCGTATTCCAACCACCACTCGGGAATGGTCATCTCCCAGAACTCGCTAGGCTGAATTCCCCATTCCCTCGCCCATAGATACATCCCGTTCCAGTCTAGTTCTCCATACTCTCCATGATCTTCGCCCTCGCCTTCGACTGGCTTTCGGTCTGGGCGTCTGGATTTTTTGCTTTGGCCTCGGACGGAGAGAAGGCCAGCATGACCAAGGAAATCAAATCGGCAACGTCTGTTGCGCTGCCATTGATCAACTCCTCATAGACCTGTTCATCCGTGACCTTTGCTCCTGCCGACTGCAACATCTTCGAGAGAACGAAAGCGATGTGGCTGACAGGCGGGCGACCTTGGCTTGTGCGAACGGCGATGTCCGTGAAGGATATGTCGCCCATCTCGATTGATCGCATCAGCTTCATGGAAGGGACGAAGCGATACTCTTCACCCTTCCACTTGATTGTTAGCTCCCGAAAAATTGCCATGATTACGAGGCCGTGAACGTAATCGTGCCAGAGGACTGGATCGAGGCCGTGAAGGTCGTGGCGTCTGCCTGTTCGCCGGTGACGGCGAAGCTGGCAAGGAAGAAGTTGCCGGTGAATGATCCGAGGCCGAGCAGTTCGATGGTATAGGCTTCGAGCAGCGCCGAGGCGGTGCCAACGGCAAGCGCCAGGAAGGTGGTGTCCTCAAGGATGCCTTGGACTTCGGCATCGATGGAGCGAACACCGACATCAGCCAGCATCTTGCGCCAGCCGTTGTCATCCTTTTCGGTGATGTCAATCGGCTCGTTGTTGATGGTGAAGCTATCGGCACGAGCGCCAGCCACGGCAGTCGAGCCGCGCTTGATCCGCACTTTGCGGCCAGAGATTGCAGCCATTTTTAGTTCCTTTCTTAGGTCACGGGTCCACGGATGTTGGAGAAGGCCACCGTAGACCCTACGCTATTGGTGGCGGTTACACGGCACCGGATATACTTTCCGGTGTCGGAGCCTGTGAGTGTGTAAGTCGTTCCGGTCGCAGATGCGATGTTGGCCCATGACGGATCATTAGGATCAGCAGCATTGGCGCGCTGCCACTGGCGGGCGAAAGTGATCGTGGCATCACCAGCCCATGTGCCATTCGTGGTGGTCTGGACGTTGGTGCCAGAGAGCGTGCCGGTGATCGCCGGGAGAACGGTGTTGTACGGGCCAATGGTGGCGGTCATGTTCTCGCCGCTCTCAAGTGTGGCGGTGAAGGTCACGACATCAGCCTGTTCTGCGCCGATCTGGAGACCTTGGAGCATGAAGTCGCCGGTCAAGGTGCCGATGCCGCTGATCGTGACAACGCACTCCTTGAGGAGCGCCGTGGTGGCGTTGCCTACGGAATCCGCCAAGAGGACGGTATCCTTGAGCACGCCTTCTATCTCGCAAGAGACAGAGCGCAAGCCGACATCGCCCAGCATGGTGCGCCAGCCGGAATCGTCCTTGTCCGTGATGTCGAGCGGCTCATTATTGATCGTCACGCTGTCAGCACGAGCGCCCACGATGTTGGAGCCGTTGCGGCTTATGCGAACTGATCGGCCAGAAATAGCCATGCAAGAACCTCTTGTTTGGCCGTGATTATATCACGGAAACTATGCAATCCACAATACACGGTACAAGATGAGGCCGCGCTTGGTCTTGCCATCAGGATCGCGCGAGAAGTTGCAAGAATCAAGTTCGGTGGTGATGTGCGTGACGCCCGCGATGGAAAGCGGCTGGCGGCGCATCCGGCCATCCACAGCATCGACTACAGTCTTCAGATCGAGCATGGATGCGGCACGGTCCCACACATCAATCTGAACGATTGCCGATCCGCCGAGATCATCCTTGCTGTCGAACGGATTGATCGTGTCAGCCCCGATGGTGATGAACGGGAATGCCGATTCCAACTCACTGTCAGCCGCCTGCGGGACATCGGTAAAGATCGCCACGAGCGGGCTGTAGTAGGTGCTAAGAAGACTGGTGACGGCGCTGTCGTTAAGCCTGTTATAGACTGCCGTCTGGAGATCATCTGATTTCATTTCGTTGTCTTCTCCGCGCGTGCCTTGGCTTTTGCGATTGCAATCTCAACCCGTTTCAGCATCTTTGGAATCGCCCGCTCGACGGCGGGAATCCAAGACGGACGTTTCGCCATCTTGAAGGTGCCGAACTCAAGGTAGTAGGCATAGTCAAGACGGCTTCCGATGGCCTTGGCATATTTGCCACGGCTTTCGTTGTAGATCGAAATGACAAGCCCGCCGGTATCGGTTGCCGGTGCTTCGCCTGGAGCAGATGCTCGATGAACCTTATCGTTGTTTACGCCTCTGGCATACTCCCTGCCAGTCTTGGGAGGCCCCTGTATGGCCTTACGGACGTCCGTGACGGCTTCCAAAGCGGTGGCATCGACAATGAGGGCTAGAGAGTTGCCAAGGTCTTTCCCATAGGCTTGCAAGGCCGCGTTGACCTCTTTCAACCCCTTGATCTCGACCTTGACATCCTTCACGCCGCAACCCCGCCATCAACGTCAATCTGAAGCCACTTGTTGGCGAACTCCATGTTATCGAGGAACCGGATGTTGTGAATCTTGTTCCTGATCTGCACGCGGTCGGAATCCAGCAATGTTGAAGTGTAGCGAACTACAAGGCGCAACCGAACGGTTGCCTCAGTGCGGTCATGAGCAAATCGCTCCGAGCCGCCAACCGGAGCCACATAGGCGCGGGTCGGTGCGCCGGAAACGGTGGCCCAGGATTCCGTCTGGCCTCCTGCACCATCGCTGGTCAAGGTGCGGCGTTGGAAAGTCACCGGCTCTTTCAGCTTGCCGGAATTCATGTTGCAACATTTCATCATCGCGGGATGAACTCCGTTATATTCATGCTGACGGAAACATCGACGGTTGACGATGCGACGGCGGCGAGAAACCCGAAGTCTGTCAATTGCGGGAAGAACAACGGCGGATCGAGTATGATTTCATTGATGCCTGCGTTTTGAGGAAATTCCATGATCATTGTCATGGGCGAATATGGCGCGGCGGTTTCAAGGATGTTATCGCGCCGGAACATGACAAGATTGGTTTTCTTGTCGCTGTCGGACGAGATTGTAATGTTTGAGACGGCGGCGCTGCGGTTCAGCGGCGTGGTGTAAGATCCGATTTCAGCCTGACCCTTGCCGAGCGTGCCGTCTGCAATGAGCGCCCAGTCGGTGCCGCCTGATCCGTTTTCGATTGTGATATTCCCGGCTTGGCTTCCTGCTGACTGGCTGGCGTAGGTGCCAGACTTGGACACATAAGCCTCGGTGAGGCGCATGAATGACTTTGTGGTCGCGGCGCTGGCGGATGCTCCTGCGGTTGCAAGTGTCTCGGTGATGACATCGCCGGTTGCATCAAGCCCCACGAGCGTGATCTGCCGCGCGCCTGAGCCGGATGCCGTATCGTTGGCATTGCCACCGGCCTTGAGGCGCAGCGTGGTGGCTGATCCGGCTTGCGGGGTGCGGTAGTGGCCTGATCGGCTGACAGGCACGAAGCTGGAACCAACAGATGTATTCCGGCCAAACTTGTTGAATGACCGACAACCCGAAGCCAGCCCGCGCGCAATGTCGAGACTGCTGGGATAGGTCATATCTTCATGGCCTTATATTGAGCCATAATGACCGAAGCGCCGGATGCGTCATAGGCATCACTTGCATCGCAGTCATCGCCACGGTTGCTATAGAGGAATGCCGCAAGCTGCTTGATGGCACGCTTCATCGGAGACGGCACTGCCGCTGCATTGGCGAATCCAGACACATAGATGATCTGTATGGCGTTATTGGCACGCAGAGCAACCGGCCAAGTCTGGCCTCGCTTGAGTGTCAACCTTCCAGGCGTCTGGTAGATGTCAATGTCGAAGACGTTGGCAACCGTGATGGCCGTTGCATTGCTGCCTTCATCATAGACAGTGACCGATGTGATCGATTGAAGAGGCCATCGCGGGATCACAAGACTTTGAATGGTGCTGGTGCGCGCCAGTTCTGTGATCGACATCTCACGCACGCCATCCCACCATGCTTCGCCACCAGCGGGCCAGCGATCAAGCGAGAGCCGCCATGACTGCGTGATGAACGCAAGGCCGGTCATGTTCTCGATTTCGGTTCTAGCATCCGTGATGAGCGTATTGGCCTCCGCGTCCGGAAGTTCCGTCGAATCAGTCCGGAGATGCGTTCGGAGTTCCGCAGCCGTCACCGGCTCGGATGCAGGGGCGGACGTAAGAACCGAACCCCGAAACTGATAAAGCGGAACGGCGGCGCGAAGGCTCATGGATTAACCTTTCCTGACTTTCTTCTTTGGCGTCTCGATCTTGGTTTCGAGCGGCGGCATATCTGCCACTTCAATAGCAGCACCTTCCTCGATCGCCAAGACGGCAAGGTTGCCTTCGAGGATCGAGCCAGCATCGAACCGCACAACCGTGTGGCCTTCTGGCGCACAAGAGAACTGGCGGATGAGTTTAACCTTCATTTGATTGCTCCGATGCAATTGGCATGTAGTAATTCATCCCGCCCGCCCAGATGCGGCAAGGATGCTCAACAGTTGCCGGGTCAAGCCACTCAACGCCGGGGCCACCTTGAGCCAGCACGGCAGGATCATGGCCCTGCGGCACGTAGTCTTCGGGCAGCGGGTCAGGACGCGTCCCTGCGATCTGTGTCAGGCGCACATTGACATGGTAGCGGCTGTCCATGACGGCGGGCGTGATGATCTCGCCATCAGGGCCAACAACCGCCGGAGTAACAACCACGGGGCCGATTTCGTCAATGTAGCAGCCATTGGGGCGATCATCATAGGTGAGGCTGACGATAGCTGCCCATGCGTCCCATGTGGCTTCGTCGGTGGCGCGGTACATGAGGTCATTTCCCATTATGCAGTCCTTGCGATGAGTTCCGCATTAGTCAGGCGGCGCGGGACATAGGTGATCTGGCGGATGTGGCCGTTCATATAAAGAACGTTGGTTATATTCCCTATATCAAGCCTAGATACACTCGGGACATTTCCCAAGTTATCTGTTCCGGTAATAGCACCATTAGCGGCCCCGGCAAAATCATTCAACTTGTACGAAAACGCATTTTTGAACTCCACATTATTAGTCACAGTCGTGTATGGTATTGCAACCTGAAGCGTGGTAGCAAATGTCACAAAAATAGTCTCTCCTGTTGGGTTGCGGCGCACGCCCATGAAATTGCTTGTCGTGCCATCATTAAGAGCCGCTGCGTAGGCAACACCGGAGCTTTGCCCGATATAATCAGCGGATATAATCAATGCGCCTTCCGTTGCGTTGTACGGAAACTGGCTCACTCCCACGCTTGCCACATCGGCGTTGCGGGTGACGGACGCAGCAGCCGTGGGGATGTAGGAGGTGGCGAAGGAGCCTGCTTCAAGCTGTGCGTTGCTCACAGTTCCTGTAACCGTAAGTGTCAGCGTTCCAGCGGTTGGTGTAAAAGTAAGTGTTACGCGGTTAGGATATACCCCCGTTCCAATTAACGGTCCGGCACTTGATGCGCCCGAAAGTGTAATCGTTCCTGTTCCATAAAACGACAGTGTATGTGCTGTTGCTGTAACAGTGACGCTTTGCGTTGAAAGTGTTGCACTGTTTAACAGCAAATTCGTCCGCTGCTCCTCCACCAGCAACCCCTTTGCCGCCAGCGTTGACGGGTCGTAGTCAAGGCGAGGACCGTGTGCTGCTGCCGCGCTCGGAGCCGCGCCAAAGTTAGGCGTGTAAGAATCAAGCGACGCGCTGCTGGAGAGTTGCGCGCCCCAGAGATAGACGCCAGAGATGCCATCGCCAGTGAACGAAGAGCCTCGGGTAGCAGCGCCGCTATCAACCAGATTGATGTTTGTATTACCAGCCGCCCCAGAAAGTGTGCTGGTAATCGCCAGGCGATACCAACCGTTTGCGGCGTCCGTGATGGAAGCCGATGTGTAATTGCCAGAGGTTACAGTCGCCAACGTAAGGTCAAAGTTAGCAAAATTAGTAGATATTCCTCCAGTCCACAAAAGTTGGACGAAACGTGCGCCAGATGCCTTCACATAAACGGAAAAGGTGTACGCTGCCGCAGTCGATGTGAACGCTTGGTTCGTAAATGTTGCAGTAGTTGAAGCCGCTGAAACCAACGTATCGGCAGACAATGAGCCATTTGGAGCCGCTATGGTATTTGCAGAAATGCTGGAGTTTCCTTTCGTCCACGCCGCATTATCAAACGCTTCCGTGAAACCCAGCAGGTTCTTTGGCGTGCTCGGGTTATAATACGGATACGCGGAGGCGTTGGCTTGCATCCCGCCGAGGTCGGAGCGGTAGAGGTGTGCGCCCCATGCGTAGACTTCGTCGCCGCTGGTTACAATGCGGATGCCCGCGCTCTTCGTGCCCGCCGTAGGTGTCTGCGTAACTGTGTAGAGCGCCCAATCATTGGTAATCGTGACGGTCGTGTATGTGCCGTTGTCGGCAGCAATCTGAATATTGCCCGTCCCGGTCTTGCGGCGCAGCCACACGCCAAAGACATAGGATACAGCAACAGCAGTGTATGACTGCAAAACCGTGCCGTTAGCACCTGACGCCGCAATAGTGTCTGCCGTAATCGCATTATCGGGGGCAGCGATTGAATTTGCTGCTATCGTCGCAGACGTTTTTGTCCAGCTAGAAGTGTCTAGCTGCTCACTCGCCAGCAGCAGGTTATGCTGTGCCCAATTGATGTAGCCGTTGCTGTCCGTCACGGTGGCAAGAGAGCCGCGCGAGAACGTGATGAGGTCAGTTGCGAAACCAGTTGTCGTCGGCATCAGCCCTGCATCCTTACGGCGCGATCATTGTGAACAAATCAATTGCAGATTTTACGATGAGAGAAGCGGCCCCATTGAAGGAGCCGCCCCTTAGTCAAGTTTAGGTAGCGGCCACGTTGCTGCCGACGAACGTGGTGGCAGCGCGATGCGGCTTGTTGAGGATGCCGTAGACCTTGACGGTCGCATCGGTGCCGGTGGTGCCAACGCCGTTCATGCGAACATAACGCTTGGAACCCTTGTAGCCAATGCCGCCGATGATCTTGTTGTCATCGCCATCGGCAG